AGAAGAGCTAACTCCGAAACTTGCCACGTTCGTATCTCGGATCCTCAGAACATAGCCGATCTGACTTCCTGGACCACGTTTTGAGATGATGTTCTGAAATACACCCTGCTTTGACGTCCGAACCCAGGCGGCAAATGTTCCTACTCTGAGTCGGAATGCATCACCTGATCCTATATCACTGATATACAGAGCGTTTGATCCGTTGAACTGAGCTGCGCTACTATTCATACCGTCAATACCACGAATGAATGTAACAGATCCTCTATCAACAAGCGTATGATTGTTACCGCTCGCATCCGTCAGAACATTCGAGAAATTCCACAAAGCTTCAGGTGCCGATAGACCAATATTCGTGAAATCGGTTAACGTCAGCATTCGACCTGCACGAATTTGATTCGGCATACCAATATCGAAAATAGCCTGTTGAACAAGAACAGAAAGATCTGATCCAAGAGGTCCTTGAGGACCGGGCGGACCGATTACACTACCCGCATCAATAGTCGACCCATCATGTTTTGTAAGGATCAACTCACCATCGATAACATCACCGTCAATAACCGATGCCGCTTCGATTTCAAGCATACGATCGGCGGTAAGACCAGTAACGGTAGCCATTTCACCTCCTAGCCAGGACTCGTAGATGAGATTGTGTACGTGTCTGGATCCAAATATGTCGTATCTGCGTTATCAATTTGGAAAGTAGTCTCGTCAAGCATCGTAATGTAATTGTCAGCTGCATCGATAGCCGTCCAAGTACCATCTCCGTGATCCACGATGATAAGTTCCTGAAGATAACCGAAATATCCAGCAATTTCAGCCATCGAAGGAAGACGTGGATTAGTTGTCTCGGTTCCAAACAGCTGATCTTCCAAAACTCGCATGACATCAGGAGGTGTCTGTGTTGAATCAATGGAAATATGAACCGTTGGTCTAAAACCTACAAGTTTTGTAGGGGTTCCGCTTAGAGCCCAAGCAAATTCTGTGGCCTGAGCTCCAGAATCTTCAAGAGTATCGAACGAAATAGCATCAGGATTGGCAATGACATTATAGAGAATATGAATTTTATAGCCGAAATCCGGTGATAAATCGCTACCAATCTTTGTTCTGTATACCAAATTAAAGCTGCTGGCTGGCTGATCGTAAATATCAAGGCCAGGAGAGATGCTAGAGAGCCCATTGATCTCGTCGAATTCTTCTGGATACGTAAGTGCCTTGATTTTCCCTTCGAAATCACCCGGAACAAAGTTCTCGAGAAACTTCACACCTTCGAGATAGTACGGTTTTACTTCAGAAGTAGAATCTTCTTCCACTGAAGTAAGACCATTCCAAGGAACCGCCGTTCCATCGTTAAGATAGAGAACTCCTCGATCAATACCCGTCTGATAGATTCGTTCGCCAATTTCATCCCAAGCAAGAGCTGTCATTGTCACCCCCTTTCTAACCTGAAGTACCCAATTGCGCTCTACGTTGAGCGTTGAGTTCTCGATTCCGAGCTGCAATCTCCGATCGACTCATCTTCTTAGGCTTCGATTGCTTGACATTACAGATTCGGATCAAGGTGAACAACCTATTAAGATGCCAGGTCTCACATTCAAATGGGATCTGAAAGACCACCATCCAATAGTAAACGAGTTCGGCTGTGATAACGTCTCGGCTTTTTGGAGCTCCTGGAACTTCGTTAAACCAGGTAGCCGTCATCTTGGCTTCGATGTAATCGTTTATCTCAGTAAAATTCTTCTCTGAAAACTTAGAGAAGACTTGATCTGGAACGTTAGGAGTCAACACCATGCATTTGATATAGTCAAGTACTTCATCGTTTGTTTTATCAGCCTTACCCAGAAAAGGCTTTTCGTGTTTCGACTCCCATTTTGACAGTGAGACCAAAGAATGCTCTAACTCTAAAGTCACATCGTCCTTTGTGGTGAACTCTTGTGACTCATCGTCGAACATCTCGACACCTAGGACTACAATAGTGAGCATTCCTTGGCCTCCCTATCTTAAAATCACGGACCAGCGAACAGTGCGATAACTGCATCCGGAGTCGGAAGCGCAGCTTCGGTAGCACCAGCACCATAGAGAAGATCCTCGAGTGCTGCCAGATCAGCTGAATCCACAACAGTGGAGTCGACCACAATCAGAGAAGTAGGCTTGTAGTCGGTAACCGGAACTGGAGTAGTCGAAATGTCCCAGCTAAACGAGATTGCCTCAGGTGAATCGTTGACAGTGGCATAAGCCTTCTCTGACGGAGCGGCCAGAGCACCATAAAGCAGATGCAGCTTGTAACCGAAGTCCATTCCGTCGACGTCGTTGCCAACCTTTGTCCGGTAGCTCATACCGAACATCTTTCGGATCTGCTGTCCAAGGGCCACGCCAGGCGATGGAAGCTCTGTACCATCACACTGGGCGAACTCCTCCGGGTACGTGAATGCCTCGATAGTGCCGCCGAACTCCTCAGCGGAAACGAGGTTCAGGTACTTGATGTTGTCCGCATACTGCGCGGACGGCTCGGCGCCCGTTGGCGACTCAGTCACTGTCGTGAGACCATTCCAGGCAAAACCGGTGTTGTACACACCAGACGAGTCTGGGAGATACAGAACACCATGGTCTACACCAGTTTCATATAGCTTGTCGCCAACATCATCCCATGTCAAGGCGGCCATATCCTTCCTTTCACTTAAAAGTAGACGTTATAAACGTCGTGATTTAAATCGTCGGCTGTATAAAACCTGTTAAACAAACTCATCGGCAATGCAGCCACTTTGTCTGGAATTTCACTATCCGGATCTCGATCGATCACTATGATCATGTATCGTTTGGTATGATTATATGGTTCGTCGTCTGCAAATTTGGTATCTGCAAAATCTCGATGATAAACAATACATGGGTATTCCAACCGTACATTAGTTGGCGGCTGAAAATATACTTTGGGAGCGATCGTTTCAAGGATTTGGTGTAGTGTCAGGCGTTGGCCCATTATACACCTCCCCTAATCTCAGTAACAGACGGGGGCTTTGCACATCGACGCTTTGAACCGTCCACAAAACCCCCGCCCATTCCACATACCGAATGTCATAAAAATGTTCATTGGCATATGCATCGGCCACAATACTAATGGAATTTTGAACACTGAGATCAGGATTGAGATTCTCTCCTGGAGTAAGATTTCGAGCGTTACGAATAATATCACCGTAATATGAATACTCTACGATTTCATCAACAAAGACGCCAGGTGTAGTTTCTACCGAATTTCCATAACCAATGCGACCAAAGAACCTCGTCATGGCTGCCTACCTTATTTAGGCGGTCTCAATAACCAGAGCCGAGCGGATCTTGGTAAGCGCGCCAGAAACACGGGTCTCCAGCAGGTACTTGTACTGGTTGTAATCGATATCGAAGTCGTCGAAGAAGGCGACGTCGCCACCCTTGTCTGCGCCAATCGTGTAGTCCTTCAGATTGACGACAATACCGACAAGCTTGGCCTCGGTCTCCAGAACTTCAACCGTAACGATGTTCGAAACACCCATCTCCGAAGCGAGCTCGGCAGCAGTCCTCCACAGACGATGACCATCATTGTCGCGATAGACCAGAAGCGAGTTGAGTCGCGGAAGCGTGGTGTAGAGAGTCGGAGAACCCGATCCTTTATAGGCAGCCATCGCTCCAATAAATGCGTCCACCATCTCGGGCGGGGTATCCACCGTAGCGGCGAGCGTAGTATGAATAGCATACAGATCGTCGTCATGCAGGATCGAGCGAATACCGGCATTGTCTGTAGCACCGGTCAGACCTGGATCCTTAATGTGGTCGTCATCATCAAAGGCACGACCATCACCAATGAGAACTGCACGCGCAAGCTCCTCATCGAGCATGACACGCATCTCAGCCTTCAGCCAAGCCACCACATCGAAATCTGTGATGTCGATGATGTCATCGCGATCCAGCTTCTGCTTCTTGTACACCGTGCTCGGGGTTGTCGCGCGCGAGACCAGTCCGAAGAACTCTTCCTTCTTCAGATTGCCCTTCACATAACCCAGAGCTCGGGCCGTATCCACCGTAATATCAGCAACGATGGACTTGATGCGCGAGAACGGCGAATGCCGAGTGCCGTTGATGACACCCGAGACCCACTCCATTCGACGTGCATCGAACTCAGGGGTAGAACTAAGAGCGCGGGCATCTGGGAAGAGAGTCTCGATCTGATCGATACCATGCTGCAGAGCATACGCTTCGACAGCTGCCTTCAACGATCCGATCTTCTGGGCGTCAGCAACAATACCCTTGATCGCATCATGCGTGAGGACATGTCCCTCTTCCTTTTTGCCTTCGCCACCCTGCGACTCGAAGACATTACGGCTCATCCGTCGTCCTTCCTCTTCATTATCATCATGGGCTAGGGATGATTCAGACTCTTTGTCGTCATTGGAGGATTGCTTTGCCTCGGCTACTGCACCGGCGAGGGCGGTACCAACCATGTAATGAACGACTTCCTGCTGCTCCTGAGTCATAGAATCATAGACTTCTTGAATAGTCGGATTCTCTGCAGAATGCTCAACGTCTTCCTTCTCTTCCGCAGGCTTGCCATCTTCATGATTAAGTTCGAGACCGGTGTAGATGATGGCCTCATCTTCCAGCGTGACCATGTCGCCATCGCCGTGTGCCAACGTAATGTTGTCGATAAGGGCGCCAGGATTGGCTCCTGACAGAACCAGGCTCACCTCACGAATGAATCCGTGGAGAACCTTCTTGGCCTTCTCGGTAAGTCCATTCGCATAGATGGACAGAGACTTAATGTCCTTATGCTGGACCAGTACTCGAGCGTTCTGTGCCTGACCGGTATCGTTAAGATAACAATAACAATACGTGCCATCGGCTCGATGCTCGAGAACTGCATGACCGAGCACATTGCTGGGCTCACTGTGACCGTGCTGCCAGACGAGAGGAACCGTTTCAGTATCCTGATGTTTAAAAGCATCCGGCATGATCGTCCGACCATCTGTACATTCGAGTCCAGCTTTTGTGGCATAGCCGCTAAAGTCGGGCGTAGCCATTTCTCCCATTTTGAATGTTCCTCCTTAATTAAGTGACATAGGCCTGGTACGTGCTTTTGCTAATGCCTCAGTTATGGCCGGATCGTTTACGTTTCCGTTACCATTGTGCGGCTCTTGCTTTTGAACAGGCATGTTGCTGTTGGTTAGCTTATCAGCTTTTGCTTCCTTGCTAGGAGCCATACCAATAACCTGTCTCATTTCGTTCGCCGTCACGATTTCGTTACGAGTAAACTTATCGGCAATTTCAGCAATGTTCTCAATTGGAACCAACCGAAACGGATCTCGGAAGTAGAACACCGACTGCTTTTGCGTTCGAGCTGTCTTAGTTAAGAAGGTGCGTCGCATAGACTCAACCATGGCTGTAAGAATAGGCTCGACCGTTCGGTTCCAATAGTTCAACATAGCTTTCTCGTCTGCCGTCCCCTTCATGATTTCGTCTGTTAGGCCAAGCTGGCCATACAGCATGTCGACCAAGTACTCGACCTGGGCCATGAGGTTGTTCTCGGCAGGACGATTCAACTGAGTAATCTTTTCAGTACCATCGGTATAGGCGATACCATATTGACTACCCTTAAGTTGAAACTCAATGTCATCTCGACGCTGCTGCGCCTGCTGTCGTCGAGCCTCAGATTTAATTACATAGGGAAGCTGAATGATAAGATCGAGCTTTCCGGAAGCTGACTGTTGGTCGACTGCGTCCAGCAGGTTAAGTTTATGCAAAAGTCGTTGGAGAGTCGAATTCGGTTCGTTCATCACCGCGAACAACGGATTCTCGATGATAGCTACAGCCGATTTGTTCAATACAACATCTTCACGTCGACCTTTTGATTCGTTATACAAACTGACTACGACATGATAGGGATACCATGTTTTGATCTCGCCAACGCGAAGAGTCAAGATGTCGTATCCGCCATTTGTTTCCGGATTAAGGGTGGTATCGACAGGTACAATTGCCGCACAGCCCTGATCAAAGAGCGTCATGACAATATCCTGTCTAAAAGCTCGAGCAGCCTGGTCGAGATTGGCTTCAACCGTCAGACAATTATTGAGACCGCTATCAATGTCTTCCAAATATCGGTTTTGCTCATCTGTTCGTACATGACGCATATCAACCGAAGCAACATCGATACTAACTCTCGTATAAATAGAGGAGATTAGCGAACGTTCATTGGGGAAATATAGTCTTACGCGATCAGGTCTTCCACCATAGTTCGGATCTCCATACTGCGCGAAAACCTGACGCCGTTCACTTGTATTAGAAAATGCGTTCCAAGCATGTCTTAGCGCGGTCGTAATTCGCGGCACTTACACCTCCTTCCTACATTAATTGCCCCACCCATTGAAATAGGCGAGAACAATAAAAATCGCAATCACAGCTAGAAGAACGGTATTTAAGCTAACCCGCTCCACTATTCGAAAGCCTCCTTGTTTAGCTTGTATGCAACCCATGCATCCATAAGAGCAGCGACATTATCGATCTTCTCATCCTGACGCTTTTTCAGAAGCTTTCGATTACCGTTGGTATCTTCTAGAGTGATAGCATTACCCATTGCGAAAGACATGAGTGCCTGATCAAATATCAAAAGCCGTTCTTCGCTCATGATCTTGATCTCACCCAATGGCACCGATTCGGTTTTAGCACCTTGAATCACTTTCTCAATTCCGAATGGTCCGTTCTCTCCTTCCCAACGAGCGACAAACTCTTTCGCGTTATACGGATCGTATCCAAGCGCACGAACGTCGTACTCAGATGATTGTATAAACCGATCGAGATCGTCATAGACCTCCATCATGTCAAGAATGTTTCCGGGCATGACATGAAGGCTGCCTTCTTTGATGAACTCTTCATACTTCTGCCGCATAGCGGCGGGAAGCTTCATCAGAGTAAGCTCAGTGATGTAGCTCCGTGTCTTTATTCCGTATTTTTCACGCCCAAGAGGGAACAGAAACGTGAATGCACAAAAGTCGTCGCCCTGCGATAGATCCGCGCCGATAGAACAAGCCATCTGCCAAAACTCTTGAGGCCGATGAACCAGAGTTTCCTCATAGGTAAAGAAATAAGTATAACCCTCCATGGGAATCCCAAAACGCTTTGCCAGAATATCGTTTCGAGACGCCGGAGCCTTCTCTGCACGCTCCACATCAAGCTGATAGGTTTCATATGAAACTGTTGCTCCTAAATTTGGGTTAGCTTTTATCCACATAGCCGGGTTAGCAACTTCTTCGACTTCGTCTAACTTGTAGTGCCAGATCGAAACGTGCGGCGCGTAGTATTCGCCCTTCAGAATATCGGCGAGCTCCATCTTGATTGTATCGCCCGAACCCGCTCGAACAGTTCCCTCAGAACTGATGGCAACAATCAAATAATCCTCGAGTTTGGATGCTCCCTGCTCTACGGCGCCGACGACGTCTTCGCGTAGGTCCCCTGAGAGCCATTCATCGATAGTGGATATCTTAGGACGAAGACCCTGGAGCTTGTTGATCGCCATAGGACGAATTTCAAGAAGAGAACCAGTAAGGAAATTTTCAATACCCTTTTTAGTAGCGGCGAGTTTAACACGATTAGCCCTCGATCCCGTCGTATTCTGTAGCGAGCCTTCTGTTAGGAATTTAAATAGAGGCCCGCGCGCGCGCGTGATCGCCGTACGAAACGGGCTCATTACTTCATCAGCCTGTTTCATAGTCGGAGCAGTGGTAACCTGATGCGTAGTCGATGTGTCCACGTTAAGAAAGTAGCTGTGAATCATCGACCCGTACATCGATTTAGCCGCTCCTCGAGCGACGATCAGGTATTGCTTAAGGGTTAGGCGTTTCTTGATCTCCCTTTTCTCATAATGTCCACCGTGGTTATCTTTTGTCGGAACATATACACTTCGCTCAACGAAGTAATACCAACCAAAGATTTGTTCAGCCCAGAGTTTGAAGGAAGGAAGAAGATGGAGGTCTGACCCATCTGTTAGAGTTAGCTCTCCCTCGCAATAGCGAATGAATCCTTCAAC